TGGTGCTGTACCACCACCGCCATAGGTCAACTCAGTAACGGTTGTGCCGCTTAATTTGAATATCTTATTGTTTCCAGCAAATAGAGTCGTTACCGATCCACCAGTAAGCACCAATTCGTGGATGACGCCAATATCGTTAGCGCCCAAATTGCCCGAACTGGTATTAACTTTCGTCCATCCCTTACGTGCGCCCATCCGACCGTACTTGTCCAGAATGCAATTAATCGCAGTCAATGCAAATCCAGCCGCCAAATCCAATGGCGAGTCTTGCGTATTCAAGCCATAAAAGCCTGGTGCGTTAACGCTAAATCGTTCAAGTGCTTGACTCATACTGGAACAAACTCCTGTGATTCTGGATAGCGTGTAGCCTCTAGCGCAATATAATCAGCCAGCATAGAGCGGTACAAATTGTATGCTTCCGATGAAGATAATCCACCGTCCTCGCCACGCTCAACTAGCGCTCGTGCATAAGCATTTTGCTCAACCACTACATCAGGAACCAACACCGATGTGCCGTCAGATGTCAACGCTGCTTGTGGGATAGTTAGGAAAAATTTGATCGTATAGACGCCATCAGGGCGACCGTATAATTGAACTTCAACGTCGCCATTAGCATCAACACCCTCAAAGCAATACTGAGCTGGTATGTTGGTAACAATTGGTGTGAAATTCTGCTTTTGGCGCATGTCGGACACGCTAATATTTCGCATGACAACATTGCTAGTCGTATTTAGCGGATCACTTGATACACGGAATTTTTGACCTGCTCCGGTCAACGAATAGACATACGTATTGGCAACAGTAGTAACGGTTTTTTCTTGGCCGAGAACATTCCAATCGTAGGCGTCTTCGACTTGGCGCTTGGCATCATTAACGAACTTGCCGATAAGAGTCGAATACGCATCAAGGCCGACAGTTGATACCGTCGGCTCACGCAATCGCACCAGAATAGAATTTACAATTTCAAGATAGGTCATTCGCTTCCCCGCAAACCTTACAGAGCCAGCTTTTGCCTATCCCCAATGGGAAGAAGCCATCGCCCCTATTATAAAGAAATTACTTTATTTTTGGCTACCATTTAACTTTGTTTGCCCAATACGCCGCACTCATCTTGCCCTTGTCAATATTCTTGGCATGCCGCGCTTTGAATGCTTCATTGCGTTTTGTGCCGTCTGGGCTACCAGTAGCGCCTTGCTGGCCAAAACGAATCAGCTTAACTTCATCCCCATCCTTGGCTAGGACTACATGGGATTTGGTCGGGTGGCTTGGAGTCGCTTTAGGCTTGTTATAGCCAGCAAAATCCTCTTTACCGCGCTTAATCATTTTTTAGGCTTTTTTGCTGTTTTAGCCGACTGTACAAAATCAGCTTTTGTCGGCGCGCCTTTACTGCCTACTTTGCGCATCTTCTCACCCGATCCAGCTTTAATTCTGGCTTGCTTGGCGTTGATGTTGGCATAGAGTCCGTTTTTCATATTAACTCCGTAACGGTTACTGTAGAAGTGGTCACTGCGGCATCTTTAATAAAAGCAATCTTTTGCCCTGGCGTTACAGCAATAATTTCTGATTGATTATTGCCGATTAATGGGCTTGTTGTAATTGAAGCAGTTGGATTAGCTCCAATCGCAAAATGACAATGACCATTGGCGCAAGCAATGCGAATTAGGGTAGTGTTTGCGCCAAATGCAGTCATCTGTACGCTGCTAGTTGTTACTGTAGCCGCTTGGGTAGTACCCATAGAACCTACGCCCAAAGCCACTTGATTAGGGTCTAACTGAAATGTTGACATATCTTAATCCTTAGTTATAGCGTGGCATAGATTCTAGACTTCATTTTTGCCCCTTTTGCTTAGGTTTAGTGTGCGTCAAAACCTTACTGGTTTTTGTGTGCTTTTCGCCCGTCATTAAAGTTTTGCCGGACTTATGCGTTGCGCCGGTATAAAGTTTTCCGTCCGGCAAATAGTGCGGTACGCCCTTCATTACTTTTTAGCCTTGTTCTTGGCTGTGCGCATTCCACGAACTGGCATCTTTGTTTGGGTCATACCCATAGATGAGGATTGCTTGCTAGGCTTGCTAGCCTTTACCGTTGCTGTTTTGTAGCCGCTCATTGACTTACTATCTTTTTTTGATCCGTACATCATGACTATCTCCTATTTAAAAAAGACTCGATCCATAACAAATGCCGCCGCGCCGCTCATGGCTGACGCAATGGCCATACCGACCCAAAAACCGCCCTTAGACTTGTTGGCCATAGCTAATAGCTTTTTGACGTCATCGCGCAATGCGCTAACTTCAACTTGAAGCACTTCAACTTGAGCTTCTAGCTTGCCAAATTCGCGCAAATCGATATCAGACATTATCTATCTTTCTCGGCCTCCCAAGCCGTTTTTGAGCCTCCGGTGGGCGCATAACTACCTGATGAGATTCTTCGCTATCGCTTGAATCTTCAACCTCATCAATGCGTACATAACCGGCATGGCCTTTCATGCTATCTATATCGTGGGGCTGGTTAAACGTAACCATTTGACCACTTTGAAGGCATCTAAATGTAGCCATAACAACCTTTAAAAAATCAGGGGCCGAAGCCCCTGAATCTTATGCTAATGAACGAACTACAACGATGCGCAATGTTGACGATGCTAAGTCAGCGGTAGAGCCTGACTCATTTTGGATGCGGAATTTAACAGTATTGGCTGCGCTAACGTAGCCAGTAACAGTCAAACCAACCAAATCCACGCCCAATGATGCGCCAATGACCATATCGCCCAAGGCAACGCCTGGAACGGTTACGTCATCAGTTTCGCCAGCGCCATCTACTAACGAGCCAGCGTCAAGTGTAGCTGTTACCAGCCACGTATCAGAAAACAGGCCACGGAATTGATCGTTGCCTGCGCGTACAGTTACTGCCGATGCTGTTGCCATAATGTTCTCCTAATTAGGTTAAAAACCCCCGCCCGAAGACGGGGAGTTTAATTAGGCAGGTACGGCCAAGGCGAATGCCGAGGACGATAAGGCTCCACCAACGGTTGCCGCAGTACGCATTGCTTTAACACCATACAGAGTGTCAGCAGTAAACAGAGTGCCCAAATACTCTTGTTTGTACTGAGTCTGCGAGCGAACCGCAACTTGCTCAACCAGAACCATTGCATCCTTGTGACCCATCAAGCAGATACGGTCGGTGCCTGAAGTGCCAGCGCCAGTATCAGCGTTTGACGAAACAAACACAGGGATACCGTACAAGTTACCGATCTCGCCGTTGCGGATTGCATTGCCATCACCGACAAATGCTTGCTCGGTGTAGCGAGCCAGACCCATCAATGTGTTGCGGCTTGATGGTGGGATCAGGAAGAAACGGCCATCCATTGGGGTGTCATTGTCGTCCAACCTTTGGATTGTGCGACGGATAGCTGCATCAGTCAGAGCGGCTGCATTAGACGATGTTGAGTTGTATGCAGTTGTACCGTTTGAGCCGATGAAGGCTTTGGTGGTTGTGTTGCTAGTTGCATAGTCGTCGGTGCCAACTGTTGCGCCGTTAAATGCACGACCCAATTGAACCAAGTTGGTATCTACTTGACGCGCTAGTGCATAGCCAGCATCGGCAGTGTAAAACTGACGCATTGAGTTCAGAGCTTGAATTTCAGCGATGTCCTCGATCAAACGGCTGTACTCATAGTGCTTGTCGATAGTCACTTGCACTTCAGTGTTGCTAGCAGCGATCAATGTCACTGCGTCGGTAGCTACTTTTAACGATGCCGAACCACGGGTTGGTGCTGGGATGTGGATCACATCGCCTTTTTTGCCACGGAAGTTCATCTTCATGACCAGATTGGCCAGAACAAGATTCTTCTTGTAGGACGCAACAATTTCATCACTCCAAATCTCTGGAACGAAGGTACCGGCGCTCGATACGGTTACGCTATTGGTTGGGGAAAATGCTGTATTTGCCATTTTATTACTCCTAGATCAAAAGTTTTATTTGACCCGACCCTCTTGATACGCCAGCATAATTTCATCTGAAAGTGCGTCGTATCGGGCTGGATCGTTCATTTTTAGCCGAATTAGGTCAGCACGTCGGTAAACTCTTTTTGAACTCTCACCACTTCCACCACTATCAACTTGCACAGATTTCATTGTTTGCTGGCGAGCCGTTGATGCTTGTTGGGTCGCTTGCTTCGTCTGAATACCACGCAACTCTTTATAGGTGGACAGCAATTCGTTAGCCGAATCAAAATCAAACTCTGCGTCAGCGCGCTTGAATAAATCCAAGCGGATATTTGACGATTTAACCCAATTAACGAACCCCTCATCGCGAACGACTTGCTCGAAATCAGGGTGTGCTTGAGTCAGCTTTTGCTGAGTCTGTAGCGCTCTCAACTCCATTGCAGCCTTGCGAGCTTCAATGATGTCAGGGTGCTTATCAATCGTATTACGAACTGCCTTTTGTGGGTCTTCATAGAAGTCCACTTCCTGCTCTTCCTCTGCAATAGGTTGCTGCCTAGAATTGAGGTTTTGCTTAATCAGTTCATCAGCCAGTTTCCGCACTTCGCCGACTTCTTGCGCTTGGCGTCCAATGACTTTTTCCGCTTCTTGGTGCATCTTCATAACGTCTTCAAGAGACTTATTCCGATACCTTTCAGGAAGGTCTGGTTTGTCATTACCAATCGTAGATTCTAGCTTGGCTTCTTCTGTCTCTAACTCAGAAGGCAACTCATTTTCTGGATCAACTAACATATTAGGTTTCCTTTTCCTGCCATCTTTTGGTTCCCAGGATAATAATAAACAGGCCAGAATCTGGTTATCTGTTCGCTTTTTGCTCCGCAGCGAGTTTTTCTCGATGCCTACGGTCAAATTGGGCTGCGGCGGTCGGGAATGACCCCGACCAACCCTCCAATAAAAACGCTGGAGCGGATATTACACGGTGGGCGTTACCACCGCACTCGCATTGAACTTGAACCAGCTCATAACTAGTCAACTTTTCAATACGATGCCCATTTTTACAGGCAAATTCATACATTCGGCGCATTTAAATCCTCATAAGCGTCAGAGCTGACTTGTCGCAAGTTTTTCAGCCATAGCAAAATAGAAAGTTCGCCTTTCTTGAATTGTAGACTTTTTTCGTCTTCAACAGCAGAAAGATTATTTAATGCGTTTACCATTTCGTCAATATCTTCTATCAAATCAAGCCACCCTTGAGTGGCCATCATTGAGAATCTATCTTCGTAATACTTTTGCAACTCTGGCGTCATAGTGACTGCAAATCCGCGCTAGCTAAAGAGTTTAGGCTTACGCTAGATGTTACTGGTGCCTCAACAAAAGGGGCAACAAACATATCTGTTTCTGCATCGTAGGTATCACCAATGCCAGCATACTTGCCACGAATGTTTCCATTGTAACTAGTCTGCTTCCAAGTGCCACCGAATAGACGCTCACAAAAAGCAGCACCGATGTATTCTTTCTCTACACCGTTAGCGTCTGCGGTATCTTTGTTATCGATAACGATAACCTGAGTCACGATATTGTTTGAATCAATCTTTGCAAAATGCGCCATTACTCTTCTCCCAAGTGCAAACCTGTCAGACTTTCGTCCGATCCTATGTAAC